TAATTCAAGGTGAACGCGATCCGAGGCCTCTTTGAGGTCTAAGGTCACGTACCTATTAGCGACGGAGCCTAATAATGCTCCGCGCTGATTCGGCCCTTGATCGGTGAAGAATACATTGTATCGTGAGATCCAATGTGATTCTACGTTACGAACTATCGCCCTGGATAATCCTTGTTGGACCCATTGAAAATCAACGGGTTCGCAAGATATCAACCTGGGACCGCGGGAGTCTTTCGGCACGAGTACAACTCGAGCCGGATTATCCCTAGAAGTAATGGCCATAAGGCCATCCACTCGATCGCAGACATGCCCCGCCGACGTGTAGAAATACGCGTCGATAGGATACATTTCTGCTATCCGAGACGAGACATTCGTCCACAGAAACTTCTCCCAGAGCCTCTCTTTAGTAGAGACGGCTCCGGGTCCGTGACTGGGGGTGATGTCTGTCGGATCAAAGTGCATGAAGAGTATATCTAATACTTTCCTAGCACTGCGAATTGTGTCAAGCATAACAGTATGCGGAGCCCGAGGACGGTGTTGCAAAACACTATCCCAGGACTGCCGACTGCGCTGCATGGCACAATGTGTCACATAATCTTCACGCAAACGCGAAAAGATAATGTCGAGTTCGGCGAGGTCGTCTTCCGCTTTACAAAAGCGATTGACTATCTCACGTTCTTGTACATCCGTGTATGGGAGCTTGTACTTGTAAAAACAGTACAAGATATCCAATAACATCTTAACGCAAGTAGCGTCAGGATTCGGAAGTAATGCTCCGTCTTTTGAAAAGACGAGACTGAAGAGCTCACCTAGAAACCTAGGAAGCTTAGTTCCGCGTAGGGTTGTAAATCCTACTAAGAACGGGTTCAGAATCGTTGATTCGGAAAGCACCTGTTCAAGGTGTTTTCCGAGACGAGGCAAGGTTTTCGTGAGAAAACCAATACCTTCCAGTCGGTATCTACGGGCGCACAGTTTAACTGTGTTCCGGAGAGACCGTGTGTTGAACACATCTCCATAACGCAAATGAGCGTCATAGAGAAGTGCGACGATGAGATCTAACTCATCTAGGCTCTTATTGTGGTCCATATGGATTCACTCCTAGAACCTCTAGCACTTAACTATGACTTACAAACGAATCACTCACATGA